GTTGGGGCTGATGTAGGTGCGGCACTCAACGAGCTTCTAGGATTTGATGCTGACCCTGAAACAATTCAAAAGTTCATAGACGCACTAAAAAATCAAGGAAGTGCTATAGATCCATTGAGTGCTGAATATGTACAACTTCAAGAACAATCTCGCAAGTTTGCGTTAAAATTACAAGATAGCGTATTACCGTATTTAGATGAATACGCTAAACTTTTGAAGCTGTCTAATATGGCAATGATTGAATCAGTTAGTTTTGCAGGCGGTTTATTGGCTGGAGGTGCTAAAGCGTTTACTGCTGAAGGCGGCATAGCTGAAGGTTTGGGAATAAAAGAACTACTAGAAGATATGATGAGACGGTACCCAGAATCAGCTGAAGCAATCAACAAATTATCTAGTGATTTTGGATTTATGAAAGATGCCCTGAACATCAGTGGGACAACAATAACAGCACTTGCTAAAGAAAGATTAAAAAACAGAGTAGACGTAACTAGTAATGCTACTAATTTAGGTACATCAAACCAAGGCCAGAATAACAACCAAACTCAGAATGCCAACTCTGAGCCTAAAGAATATAACATTCCTGGGCTAGTAGCAACCTTAGAGGCAGTTAAAACAAGTGTAGAAACTCTAAAAACAACAGTAGAAGATAACGAAGAACAAAACAGAGTAGTGTTGAACGCAATTGCTACAAACACCGGCAATGGTGCATTATGGCAGCGTAAGTCTTATATTGTGTCCAGTTAGAGGCGTACTGAAAATAATGGTTAATGTATAAAGCAATAAATACATAACAATCACGGAATCCTAAATGACCTGGCGAAAATATTTTAAAAGTAGCAACATACCTAGCAATGTAAGTCCCATAGGGAGCGGACGTAGCAGTGGTGCAAACCCTGACTATCGCAACTTTGAAAGCAACTTGCCTGAGGTATACATTGGACATCCAAACCGTACTGAACGTTATAATCAGTACGAGCAAATGGACATGGATTCAGAAATCAATGCCGCACTGGACATCCTTGCTGAGTTTATGACTCAAAGGAACGAGTCCAACGGCACAAACTTTGACATACACTTCAAAGAAACTCCCACAGACAACGAAGTAAAAATCATCAAAGAGCAACTACAGCAGTGGGTTGCATTGAATGAATTAAACAAACGCACATTCAAAATCATACGCAATACCATCAAATACGGTGATCAGGTGTTTGTGCGTGACCCAGAAAACTTCAAGTTGATGTGGGTAGAGATGGGCAAAGTTACCAAGGTTATTGTTAACGAAGCAGAAGGCAAAAAGCCAGAGCAGTATTTGATTAAAGATATCAACCCTAACTTTGAAAATCTCACAGTTACAGCAGTAGCCGCAACAGACACATACATGAATCATCCGCAGATAGGTGGAGCTAGTGGTGCTTACACACAGCCAAACACTCCGTATTCAGGAGGTAGCAGATTCAGTCATGCGCAAAACGAAACTGCTATTGATGCACAACACGTTTTGCACCTTAGTTTAACAGAAGGTTTGGATGCATATTGGCCTTTTGGTAACAGTGTATTAGAAAACGTTTTTAAGGTTTACAAGCAAAAAGAACTGCTTGAGGATGCTATTCTTATATACAGAATACAACGTGCGCCAGAACGTAGAGTATTCAAAATTGACGTGGGCAACATGCCAACACACATGGCAATGGCTTACGTAGAACGTGTTAAAAACGAAATACATCAGCGACGTATCCCAACACAAACAGGTGGCGGCGCCAACATGATGGATGCAACATATAATCCGTTATCAATGATGGAAGATTACTTCTTCCCACAAACAGCAGAAGGACGTGGTAGCAGTATTGATGTTTTCCCAGGCGGACAGAACCTAGGCGAAATCACAGACTTGCGTTTCTTCACAAACAAACTGTTCCGTGGACTGCGTATTCCTAGCAGTTACTTGCCAACAGGTCTAGATGACGGTACACAAAGTTATACAGATGGGCGAGTAGGCACAGCACTTATACAGGAATGGCGCTTTAATCAATATTGTAAACGTCTGCAGAACATGATTGTGGGCAAACTTGATGACGAATTTAAAACATTCATGCGTTGGCGTGGTATTAATATTGATAGTCAGCTGTTTGATCTTAGATTAGAAGAGCCACAAAACTTTGCACAGTACAGACAAGCAGATGTTGATTCGGCCCGTATTGCAACATTTGCACAGTTAGAAGCATATCCTTACATGAGCAAGCGTTTCCTAATGAAACGTTACTTGGGCATGACCGAACAAGAAATGAGCGAAAACGAAGTAATGTGGTCAGAAGAACAAGGCGATACAGAAATGGCCACACCTGATGATGCATCACTGCGTAACGTAGGTATTAGTCCAGGAACCATTGCTGGAGATCTAGACAATGTAGAAGTTGCCGGCGAAGTTCCGCCCGGAGCCGAAGGTGCCGCTGGAGGTGGCATTCCAGGTGCCGCTAGTACAGAAGCACCTGGACCAGGTCCAAATGCCGCAGATGCCGCAGGCGAAGCTGGAACACTAACGCAATAATTCTTTTTTTGGGTAAATACTACTATGTTTTTAGCAGAGCTATATCAGAAACCAGAACAAGGGCATTATTCTCCAGGCGACGATAACTCAACCATCAAGTTGGGTGACATGCGCAAAGGTTCACGCCTTACTCTCGGTGACTTGAATAGACTACGTTTAAGTAATGATGTGCGCAAAGTTGAGCACGAAAGAAAACTAGAAAAAGTAGCAACTCAGTACAAACCACCCGTGGAAGCCGCTGGATTAGGCGTATAGCACACAAAAACCTTCAAAAAACACCCATTTAACTTATAATATACCTATATTTGTTAAATAACTTACAAGCCATATTAAATTAAGGAGTCACTATGAACAAATATGAACAGCTTATAGAATACATCATCAACGAAGATGAAGACAAAGCCAAGGCTTTATTTCATGACATCGTTGTTGAAAAATCACGAGACATTTATGAGTCTTTGATGGACGAAGAAACCGTTGACGAAACAATTGGTGGAAACGAAGTCGAAGATTTGGTAGACGAAATACAAGCCGACGAAACCGACGGCATTCCTGAAGGCGAAGAAGAAGAGATGGACGCTGAAGAGGAAATGATGGGCGGTGACGACGAAGAGCATGCAGATGAAGAGCACGGTGAGCTTGAAGATAAAGTTATGGATCTTGAAAAAGAACTTGACGAACTTAAAGCAGAATTTGATGCACTCATGGCAGACGAAATGGAAGAGCCAGCACACAGTGATATGGCAGACGACATGGAAACTGATGCTGAAGAGTTAGAAATGTACGAAGGCGATAAGAAAGAAGAAGAAGCAGTAGAAGAGGAAAAAGAAGAAGAAGTTTCCGAAGATGCTGAAGAAGTTGCAGAAGACGAAGAAGTAGTTGAAGATGCTGAAGAAGTTGCAGAGTCAACAAAGCCACAAGCAAAATACTCTAAGTCAGCAGTTGATCTTATGCGTGAGTATGTTGAAAAAGTTGCAATGCCAACAGGCGAAGACAACAAAGCAGTATCACCAGTAGCAAGTAAGAACGACATGGGTGGTAAGGCAGTTGATCCAACTGGTGGAGACAGCAACCCAGACGGCACAAGCGCACCTAAAGAAGGTAAAGTAGATAAAATGCCACATGCTGGTAACTACCAAAACGTTCCAGGTGCTAAAGCAGACCTAAGCAAAGCAACAGGTGCTAAGACTGCTGAAGAAGGCGGTGTCAACAAAGACAGCGTCGAAAAAGGTGGTAACTAAACTAGGACAATAATATGGCTTTGTACCTAAAAGAGAATCTTACATTTGATCGGGCCAAGATTGAGGTCATCACAGAAGACAGCAACACCGGTCAAGGTAAGGATCTATATATGAAAGGGATATTCATTGAGGGAGGCGTCAAAAACGCTAACGCTCGTGTTTATCCCATTCACGAAATTGAAAAAGCCGTTTCAAGTATCAATGAGCAAATCAAAGAAGGACATAGCGTCCTAGGCGAAGTAGATCACCCAGATGATTTAAAAATTAATTTGGATCGTGTATCACATATGATTGAAAGTATGTGGATGGACGGACCATGCGGCCACGGTAAACTTAAAATCCTTCCAACACCAATGGGAAAACTAGTAGAATCTATGATTACTAGCGGTGTTAAGTTGGGTGTTAGTTCACGTGGTAGCGGTGAAGTTAATGAGAGTTCGGGACACGTTAACAATTTTGAAATTATTACTGTTGACGTTGTCGCACAACCAAGTGCTCCACATGCTTATCCAACCCCAATTTATGAGGGGTTAATGAACATGCGTGGTGGACACAACGTATTTGAAGTAGCGAAAGAAGCTACTCAAGATCAAAGAGTACAAAAGTACCTGAAAGAAGGCGTTTTACGCTTAATCAAGGACCTTAAGTTAAAATAGGAGAACTAGATGTTAGATGCTATCAAGCCATTGATAGATAGCGGTATCATTAACGAAGATACGCAAGAAGCAATTACTGAGGCATGGGAAGCAAAACTTTCTGAAGCCAAAGAAACTGCTCGTGCAGAACTTCGTGAAGAATTTGCAAATCGCTATCAACATGACAAACAAGTAATGGTTGAAGCTCTAGACAAAATGGTAACTGAAAGTCTCCAATCAGAACTTGAAGAATTTGCTTCAGAAAAGCAAGCACTTGCTGAAGATCGTGTGAAGTTCAAAACACACATGAACGAAAGCAGTGCTAAGTTTAATGATTTCATGGTAACAAAATTAGCAGAAGAAATCAAAGAACTTAGAACAGATCGCAAACAGTACGAGAATAGTGTATCTAAACTCGAACAGTTTGTTATCAAGCAACTTGCAGAAGAGATTCAAGAGTTTGAGCAAGACAAGCAGGCAGTAGTAGAAACAAAAGTCCGCTTGATTGCAGGAGCAAAAGACAAATTAGCAGAATTACAGCAGAACTTTGTAGCACGTAGTTCGGCACTTGTTAAAGAGTCAGTTGCTAAAAACCTAGAGTCAGAAATGACTCAACTCAAAGAAGACATCCATCAAGCACGTGAAAACATGTTTGGTCGTCAAATCTTTGAAGCCTTTGCTTCAGAATTCGCTGTTACTCACTTAAATGAGAACAAAGAAATCAAGAAGTTACAGGCTGTTGTTGCCGCCAAGGAGGAAGCTCTAGCAGAAGCTAAATCACAAGCAGAAGAAAAGGCAACGATTGCTGAGTCAAAAGATAAAGAAATCAAAATGATTAAAGAATCAGCAGAACGCAAGGATAAACTTGCTGACCTGTTGAAACCACTCAACACAGAGAAAGCCGCAGTGATGAGCGAACTTCTCGAAAGTGTGCAAACTGCTAAGTTGCAGAATGCATATGACAAGTATCTACCGGCAGTTTTAAACGCAAATAGCAAAACAGTTAGCGAAGCGAAAGCAGTGTTAACCGAAAGCCGCGTTGAAGTTACTGGTGATAAATCTGCTAAACAAACCAACGCCAAGACCGAAGATGACAGCAATGTTGTTGAGATCAAGCGTTTAGCAGGGCTTAGATAACCCTAAAAGGAAAAGGAAAAGAAATGACACAAGCACTATTAGAAAGCCGTTGGGGCGAAACAAAAGATGCCCTGTTAGAAGGTTTAAACGGCGCCAAGCGCAGTACAATGGGTGTTGTTCTAGAGAACACACGCAAGAGTTTGATGGAGACCGCTACCGCTGGTTCAACAGCCGCTGGTAACGTTGCTACATTAAACCGTGTAATTTTACCAGTTATTAGACGAGTAATGCCAACCGTTATTGCTAACGAAATCGTTGGTGTTCAGCCTATGACAGGTCCAGTTGCACAGATTCACACACTACGTGTACGCTATGCTGATTCAGTTACATCAACAGCAAGTGCACCATTTGATACAAGCGTTACTGCTGGTGACGAAGCACTTTCACCATTCAAGATTGCTACAGTATATTCAGGTAGTTCTTCTACCGGTCGTGCTGATTCAACAAGTACACTTGAAGGTAACCCAGGTAACAAGATCAACGTCCAGATCTTAAAGCAAGTTGTTGAAGCTAAGACACGTAAGCTATCAGCACGTTGGACATTTGAAGCCGCTCAAGATGCGCAAGCAATGCACGGCTTAGATATTGAAGCAGAAGTTATGGCAGCTCTTGCACAAGAGATTACAGTTGAAATTGATCAAGAAGTTCTTGGTTCACTTCGTAGTCTTGCTGGTACTGAGTTCACATATAACCAGGCAGCAGTATCTGGTACAGCTACTTACGTTGGTGATGAGCATGCCGCATTGGCAGTTCTTATCAACAGAACAGCTAACTTGATTGCATCACGCACACGTCGTGGCGCAGGTAACTGGGCAGTTGTTTCACCAGCCGCTTTAACAGTTCTCCAGAGCGCAACAACAAGTGCTTTTGCACGTACAACTGAAGGCACATTTGAAGCACCTACAAACACTAAGTTTGTTGGTACATTGAATGGTGCAATGAAAGTTTATGTAGACAGCTATGCTAGTGATACACAAGCAGTTCTAGTTGGTTACAAAGGTTCAAGCGAAGCAGATGCAGCCGCATTCTATTGCCCATATGTTCCATTAATGAGCAGTGGTGTTGTGTTGGATCCATCAACACTTGAGCCAGTAGTTGGCTTTATGACACGTTATGGTTACGTTGAGCTTACAAACACAGCTTCATCGTTCGGTAACGCGGCAGATTACTTGGGTGAGATTGCAGTTTCAAATCTTTCATTCCAGTAATAGCTACAAAAACTTCCTAGTTTTAAACATAGGAAAAAACAGAAAAGGAGCCATAAGCTCCTTTTTTGTTGACTAACATTCCGTATTAGTGTATAAATATATACACGTTCAGCCGCAAGGCCGGAAGTAGACTTCATTATTAGTCGAAGGAACGCATTATCATCGTTCATCTCGAAAGAGACGGAAGTAGGTAATGTTTACCGAAGGAA